GTGTGATGGGAACTCCATTAGGAGCTTTCATCATTGCATTATGGTCGTTATAATCACTGTTGAATAGGTAAACAGCAGAAGCATGAATACTTCTACCACAAACCATTCCTTCAATCATCTGAGCCATTTCAACAAGACCCTTATGAGATTCACATTCTCTGACAAATTCATAAACAGGTTCTTTGTCTTCCTCTTTATTACCTTCAAGACATTCTTTAATTGTCCAAGTAAAACCTCTGGTTGAAGGAATTAAACTGGCAATATATTGAGCACTATCATTATCAATACCCAGACCTCTTGCACTGGTAAGAATAGCAGATTTGCTACCTTCTGTTTTAAAAGTACAACAATTTAAAACCTTATTATCTCCTCGTTTGGCTTTAATAGCCGCAAGAATTTGAGGTCTACGATTTCTTTGTGAATCTAAATCTACGTCTGATAGTTCAATCTTAGAATGAGAGATATGCCTCCAATGTTTTAAATCATAAGGAAGAGGATTAATCTGAGTAATACCAATTAGATACATAGTATACATACCAGTAACAGAACCTCTGGCTATTCCAACCAAACTATCCCCATCTTCCCACATAGTATTTACTAAATCTAATGTAGTAAGATAATAAGAAGAAATACTTGTTCCTAATTTTTCTGTGACCTGCCACATTTCAGACAGCTCATCTTCAATACGATGAACCAAATCATGGAATCTTAATTCCTTTTTTATTGGAACTCCATGAGAATTTTTTTCTTTAAATCCTTCTTCTATTAAATAGAGTAAATATCTGTCATAATTATCTTCGCTATAAGCAAATTTCTCAATATAAGGACATTCTTCATACCAATCTTTAAACAAATGACTTAATTTAAATTCTGGAACAACAGAGTCTGGTACAATAGTTGGACAAAACAAATCAAAAAATTCAATCTTATCAGCAATCTTACAAGTATTATCTAAAGCGATATCAACTTTATCAGCGCCAATTTGTTTATCCATCCATTGATGAATTTCTTCTGCATCCATAAGATAACATGTTCTATAGAATTCTCCAGTTTCACGACTATCTTCTTCTCTACTGTTTAAATAAGCAGTATGAACATCTCTTTGGTCAGCAGATAAATAATGAGCATCAGTTGTTATGATATAAGGAATATTTAACTGTTCACTTATTTTAATTATTACTTGATTTACTCTAACCTGTTCATCACAATCATTAGGTTGCATTTCTAAATAAAAATTTTCAGATAAGAATATATCTTGACACCAATCAATAAATTCTAAGCATTTAACAGGATTATCTTGAAGTATCCAATGTGCTAACTCTGAGCCGATACAGGCTGTCTGTGCAATTATATGCCCTTTCTCTTCTCCTATAATATTTTCAAGTTGATATTTTGCAATAGGAGTTCTGCACATTTTGCCAGTATAAAAACTGTTATCCCATGCTTGAGAGCTAATTTGTCGAATTTGTTTACCGCCAATTTCGTCTTTAGCGATTAAAATAAAATGATAAAATTTTGTTTGTCTAGGAATATAATTATCTCTAACATCTTCTATTGAATCGACCAGATAAATTTCATCTCCTAAAAATATTTGAAAATTAGAACCTTGTTCTTTAAGCTTCTTTTGAATTTGAATTGCTTTAACCCAACCACAAAGAGCCTCATGGTCTGTAACAGCCACTCCTTTCATTTTGAGAGAAATGGCTGTATCAATTAAATCTTTTAGTTTATTTGTGCTGTCGAGAAAACGGATGTTTGAGTATTCCGTATGACAATGCAGACTATAATAACTCATATTACCTCGCTTTAAAAAATCAACTTTCTCTGTTTCTTTTCTTTGTTATCATCTTCTATATTATTTACTTGTTTGTTATTTGTCAAGTCAAGTACATTGAAATGCTTATTAACATCCCAGCGTTTTTCTGTCGGTGTCCAAAGACTATAATACTCACATTCACCTTTATACTGAACAGCTTTTGGATTTGTAGGCGAATAATTGCACCATGCACAAAGAGGTGTGGGACTAGGTATATAAACTCCACTCTCACCATTCTTGTCAATATTATCTAATACACTATTCAACTTTTTGACAATCCTCTTACCAAATCCAGAAGTTAATGCGTTCTGTTCTTGATTTAATAAAATAAATTTATAATCACATTGGACAGGTAGTTTACCAAAATCATTTAACATACCCATACAATAAATACTAAACTGTTGACTAGTTGGTATTTTACTTTTATCGAAGATTCGCTTAGACGTTTTATAATCTAAGCACTTTAAATCACCTTCTGTATTAATTAAAATGGCATCAATGAATCCATGAATAATAACTCTATTATTAAATACAAATTCAAAATCATATTCCTCTTTAAAAGGAATCCAATTATTATAACTAAAACTATCCATATATCCATGCAGTCCTTTATCAAATTGTCCCATTTTCCAACTGTAAGTATGTCCTTCTGAATCTGGTTCATACCATTCTTCAAAATATTTTTTACTCAAATCTTTAATGCCAGAAATCTTCTCATCTGTATCACCATATTCAAGAAGAAATTTTAAATCATTATAATTAATCACTCCTTCTTTCCACATTTGAGAAGCAATTTCATACACACGGTGACATACAGTACCAAGCTCCAAAGCCAACGTAGTCTCATTTGACCTCTTCCCCTGTTCATATTGTAACTTATATCTATAAGGACAATTTTCATATACCTCTAATTTTGAATGTGAATAAGTCGGTAATTTATTTCTATCTTCCTCTGTTACAGGACGGACATAATCCTTTAGATATTCACCTTCTATCATATAATTATACATATCTAATCATATTTCCTCCTATCTCTTTAAGTTATTTATAATAATAGGATATTCATGACCTTGACGATAAGAAGCATTATAACTAATAAAGTCAGCGGCTTCTTCTTGCGTCATATTATCTTCTTTCATTAATGATTCAATCATTAAATCATAATCATATACCGCTTGATTGTCCCATGTAACTCCAATCAAAGCTCCTTCATAAGATGGATTGTCAAATATGATTACATCATCATATCCCAAGTCTAACAGTAAATCTTTATTTGTACTTTTTGTATTTGTATTTACATTATATTTTTCGCACAAAGAATCAAATAAATCCCAATTTATATTCATTATGTTTTACCTAACGCCTCATTTACATCTTCCATAGTTATCAGTATCTTTTCTTTCATTAATTCAATTAATGTTTCTTTCCCCTTATCTGTAGGAGAATCCTTATACCCAAGTCTGTCTTTTTTATCTAATACAAGGTAAACCCTACAATAAGGTACTAACGGAGCTACTTTTTTAATTATCTTTTGATAATAAGCAGTAGCTTCAAATGAATCTGCTTCTTCATAATCTCTATCAAATCCAACTATTACTTCTTCAACTTTTAACTCTTTAAGCATAATTTTAATTTGAGTAAAAGTAATATTAAAACCACATAATCCAACCACAAAACTATCATCTCTGAAATAAGAATAAGCTTGCAATACAGATTTTTCTGCTTCAACAAGCATTATTTTTTTACATTGTTTAATTTTATTTTTAACTACATGTAAACCATATAGATTACTTCCTAATTGATGACTTAAAAATTCTCCATTTATAAATAAAGGAACATATTTACCAAACATTTGAGCATCATAATCACTCAAATATCTTCCTCTAATACCAATCAATCTTCCATTCATATCTCTATGAGGAATTGTAATCTGATTTGTTAATCCATAGTAACCAATTTCAAATCTCGATAAAGCTTCACGGCTTATATGTTCATCCAACCATCCTTGATAAGGAACATACCAGAATATTTCTAATATATTCTCATTAATCTCTGTCAAATTAGGAACATTTTTAGTATTCTTTTTAATTGAATTTAATCTATTAATCCATTCAAAATCTGTAATAGTTTTTGTAGGTTCTTCTGGAGTTCCTTCATATGATTTACCAGTTATCTGTGCTATCTTAGCAAGTGCCTTAAACCATGTAAGATTATGACCTTTCAATCTTGATGCTCGAATAACCAATTCAATTATTCCATAACTATCTGAACAGGTGTAGCAATGGAACAGGTGAGAATTAGTATAATAGATTAGTTTATGAGGACTATCACCACCATGACAAATTGCTGTCGAAAAAAGTAAATTCCCCTGAGAATCCTCTTTATGCTCAGGACTTCCCATCTCAGTACAAATTTTAATTATATCTTCTTTAGTAAGTGAATTAAGAATTGCATCCTTATCTAAATATGGCATTACAATCCCTCCTTACCAATCAAATGCTGCTTTAGTCTGTACTGGTTCATCATCATCCTCTTCAACTGGTGCATCTTCTACTCTACTTGCTAATACAGAATGTTCTTGAATTTTTGCTTCTACCTGTTCAATCTGAGTAAAATCAATATCAATAAGATTAAAATCAAAATCAGTTACAAATAATGCTTCTTCATCCATTGTGCCAAGATTAGTCTTACTCCAAATAATAATATGTGTTAATCTTCCTCTTCTTACCTTATATACCCAATGTCCAATATCAGGCATAGGAATATTAAATTTTCTTTGAAGAATACTTTCAAGCTTATCCTGTTCTGACCTACTAGGTCTCATAGAAATAATACCTACATCCAATTTATTGGCGAGAGCTTTACTTCCAGCAAGAAGATTCTGGTCTTTATATGTAGCCATTTGTGCTTCACCATTAAGCTGAGAAGCTGTAAAAATAAATACATCAAGTTGTTGTGCAATTGTTTTAAGTTCAGTAGCAAACACGAGTAATAATTGATGTTCTTTTAGTCCCATTCTTGATTTACCATTAATCTCAGACATAAGTCTCAATGAAGTACTGATATAATCAAAGAAAAAATATTCTACGCCAAATTCTCTATTATATTTTTTAATTATATTTTTAATATCTTCAATAGAAAAATCAGGTATATGAACAATATACAAAGGACTTGATTCAATATATTCAATAGCCTGTTTTACTCTTTCTAATTCTCCTTTTTCATATGTACCATAAAGTATATGTTCTTCATTAACTTTACTTATAGTGGCATAAAGAATTGTTTGAATCTCATCAACAGGCATTTCAGTTGTTATATATAAAGTCGGTTCAGATAAACCTGTATAAGTATATTTCTTTTTGTCTTTATCATATACATAAGGTACTGCCATCTTACAAGCATCACCAGCTGCCAGACGAGATTTTCCCTGTCCTTGAAGAAGTGACCTCATATATAAACAACCTTTTCTCGCACCTCTTGCAACTGTATTTAATCCATTGTTATTTAATGGTAATCCTACATCAGGAATCTTCATTAAATCTTCAATTAATTCAATACCACCTTCAGCCGCTTGAACTTCAGTAGTTAAAGTATTAGTACAATATTTCATTGTAGGATTGATAACTAAACTAGATTCAACCATTGATACAATATCTTGTTCAGTATAATTATCAAACTTCTGCTGTTCTTCATTAGCATGAAATTCATCAACTGAAGTATCATAAATAAATTTAGTATCTAATCCTTGTTTTTCATAATATCTAAGCAAAGAATATTTTCTAAGTCTATGATAATAATAATCATAATTCTCAAGACTGGATAGGTCTTTAATATTATTTAAATATTCAAGTCCTCTGTTTTCTTGAAATATTCTATATTGGTCTTTAAAACCAGAGAGATATGAATCAATAGCAAATTCATCAATTGTTTTACATCCTTGCATACTAAGATTATAAATAGCCACAAATAATAAATCATAAAAAGTTTCTGTATTGAAATCTTCTCTATCAAGTGGTCTATCTATATCTTCTACAAGGGTAGGGTCTTTCATTAAACACCCCAATGTATTAGCATATGCTCTTTTATCTGTTAATGCTTCGTACATTTATTCCTCTTCTCCAATTGATGTTATATCAATTTGTTTTCGTTTCTTATGTTTTGGGTCTATATATATTATTTTATTTTTATACATTCCCGAAATATCTTTGTCTTTGTTATTTTCCTCTACTTGTTTTACCGCATGATAATGCTTATCAGCCTTATCGTAATAATAAGGAATCAGACCAACAATATCATCGGTAAATTCTTTCTCAAGTATATTATGTATATAAGTTAATGTCTGATACATCTTCTGATATGTAAAATCATATTGTTGGATATATCTTTCAGTAACTGCATATACTTTAGCAGGAAGTTTATCACCTAGAAATTTTCTTAAATAATCATAATATAATTTTTTTTGAATATATTCCTGTTCAGTAATAGAATCTTTTAATTCTGCTTTGGGTTTAGCAGGTCTACCTGTTTTTTTCTTAGTTTTTTGTTCTGCTTTTTCTTCTAGCTTTTCAGTCTTATCTACATGAACCGCTTTAATTGCCACTCTGAAACAAGCACTATGAGCATATCGTCCTTTATAAGGAACTGAATCATTATTATCTTCTATTGGTTTGCCACATAAAAGACATACCCTTTTTCTACCTCTAGGCATTACCAATCAACTCCTGCGAATTCTTTAAAATATTCAAGCATCTTATCTTCC